GGCGATCGTGGCCAAGCAAGCCAATGTGGAGATTCGCAAGAATGTGGTGCGAATAAAACAGATGGAGAAGATCGAGAATCCGATGAAGCGAACGGTGGTGGCACTGGAGCGGCGCAGGGTGTTACAAGACCGATTGCTCAGGGCGAAAGAGGAAGCGCTCAGGGCGACTGCTGAAGGCGCACGCAAACCGTTTTTTGAGTACATCCAGCAGGCTGATGTAGATATCGTCGACGGCGAGATATAAGGTAAAACCTTTTACACTAGGAAAAAATATGACACCAGAAAGTAAGGTCAAGGAGCAGATCAAGAAGCTCCTGAAAAGCTATGGGCATCGGGTGTATTTCTTCATGCCAGCAATGAATGGGTACGGCAAGTCGGGAGTAGCAGACATCGTCATCTGCGCAAACGGCGTATTCATTTCCGTTGAAGTGAAGTCAGATGCCAAGAAGAACCCGCCCACTGCCCTGCAGTGGAAGAACTACAACGAGGTGGATGCCGCGGGGGGAGTAGCGATGATCATCGACCAAAACAATTTGTCCTTGCTCACGCAAGCGATCGACGCTGCGCTGGAGAGACAGAATGGCTAGGTACGTGCTCGACATCGAAACGATGTACGACAGCAAGGCCGGGTATACCCTCAAGAAGATGACTACCGAGGAGTACATCAACGACCCTCGCTTCAAGCTTTTTGGTATGTGCGTGAGCAAGGATGGTGGCGAGCCAGTATGGGTGCCTGAGAGCAAGATGAAGCGCGTGCTAAAAGCCCTGAAGTTGCACGAGCATACGGTGATCTGCCACAACTCTGCGTTTGACATTGCGGCGCTCGCTTGGCACTACGGTGTGCGGCCCAAGCGCATAGTGGATACCTTATCGATGTGTCGTGGACTCTTCGGTACGATCGACTCCAACAGTCTTTCAGCCGTCTGTGAGCGACTTGGGTTGGGGCAGAAAGGCGGTTACATCGAAAACATGGACGGTGTGCGTGAGCTGACACCGGAGATCGAAGAGAAACTAGCGTCGTACTGTAAGCAGGATGCCGCGCTGACATGGAAACTCTATAAGCAGCTTATCCCGCAGTTCCCGGCGACCGAAAGCGTGATAGTGGACCTCACTGTGAGAATGTTCACAGAGCCTGTGTTCGAGCTGGACGCTGCCTGCATAGACCGGGAGATCGAACTGGCTTACAAGCGGCGGGAAGACTTGCTTGCACGCGCAGGGTGCACCATAGAAGACCTTAGAAGCGATGCCAAGTTTGCCAAGTTGCTCATTGAACTAGGCGTAGACCCGCCAAAGAAACTATCTGCCAAGCTGACCGCCAAGCGCGGCGAGCCGGTCCATGTGTGGGCCTTCGCCAAGAGCGATGCGGATTTCAAAGCCTTGCTGCAGCACGAGAACGAGCTAGTCAAATGGGCAAGCGAAGCGCGCATCGGGCTAAAGTCTACGATCAAAGAGTCTCGTGCCCAACGATTCAAGAGCATTCAGGAGAGGTTTGGAAGGCTTCCTATCGCGCTGGACTATTACGGTGCTGGTACAGGGAGGTATTCTGCGTCTTCCAGTGCCAAGGTGAACGCTCAGAATCTTCCAGCTATTCGTGGAAGTAAAGACCCCGATGCTGGCCTACTGCGCAAATCAATGCGGGCACCAGCAGGGCACAAGATAGTCGTGGTGGATGCCTCACAGATCGAAGCGCGGTTCGTGGCGTGGTTGGCTGGACAGAATGACCTTGTCGAGTCATTTGCGCAGGGGCGTGATGTGTACTCAGAAATGGCTACTAACATCTTCAGTCGCCCAGTAGATCGCAAGAAGAACCCTGACGACTACATACCTGGTTTTATTGGGAAATGCGTAGTTCTTGGATGCGGCTATGGTCTTGGAATGTTTAAGTTCGCTCAGATGATATACGCAGGCATGCTTGGTGGTCCTAGCGTACTGTTTGGTGCGGATATGGCTAAGCAGTTGTCAATAGACGTTAATAGGTTTGCTGACAGAGCCGCGACCAACGATGAGTTTGCCGCCAAGCTAGAAGGAAACAGACCAGCTGCAGTAAGCCAACGAGACTGGATAGTGCATTGCGCCTGTGCGCAGAAGATTATTCGCATGTATCGATCGTCCAACCCCATGATCGAACAACTGTGGGGCACTTGCGACCTTCTCATCGACGCCATGTACAACGGCGAGGAGTTGCAGTTCGGGCCTCTTCGTACAGGCAAGAACTGCGTGTGGCTTCCCAATGGTATGCGACTCCAGTACCGTGATCTTGAGCGCGACGAGAACGGAAGATTTTCATACCTACGCCGCAAGGAAGGTCGCGTGCAGCGAGTCGGTATCTACGGCGGGTCTCTCACGGAGAATTTTTGCGTTGATGGTGACTCCCTCGTGCTTACTGAAAACGGCTGGACCCCGCTCAAACACATAGGTTTAGCTCGTGTTCACGACGGAGTTGAGTTTGTATCTCATGGTGGCGTGATGTATAAAGGTGTCAAACCCGTTATTTGCGTAGACGGGGTATGGATGACACCAGACCATGAGGTACTAGATGAGCGCGAGAACTGGACAGAAGCATCACAGCTTTCGAGACCTTACAGGCCAGCGATTCGGAATGCTGACCGCCTTGCATCCGTCTTACACCAACGGAAAAAAATGGGTATGGATGTTTCGTTGCGAGTGTGGAGGGCTGACCGAGAAGGTGGGTGCAGAAGTAACGAAGCTGGCGTCCCGCAACGGGACTCCCAACTGCGGGTGCATGACCCTCGTGCTAATAAGCAAAGCGAATACGCGGCATGGGATGAGCAAGCATCCTGCGTTTGCCGTGTGGCGGTCGATGTTAGACCGCTGTCGACTGCCTACGCATCAGGCGTGGAAAAACTACGGCGGGCGTGGCATCACGGTTTGCGAGCGGTGGCAAGAATCCTTCGAGAACTTTTGGGAGGACATGGGGCCGACGTACCAGTCTGGGCTAACGTTGGACCGTACGGACAACGCGAAGGGGTATGGGCCGGAGAACTGCCGCTGGATTATGCACAAGGCGCAGGCAGCAAATACGCGCAGTACGCGGATCATTTCGACGCCGGATGGAAAAATGCCAGTAAACGAGGCCGCGCGACGGTATGGGATAAGCCATACTACGATTCTGTACAGACTGAACAACGGATGGCCGGAGGAGCATTTGCTCGATCCACCGAACCCGAAAAATCGGTTCGCGTCTTTGACATCGTGAACTGCGGGCCGCGTTCTAGGTTTGTGGTGCTTGGAGAAAACGGGCCGTTCATTGTGCACAACTGCCAGGCGTTGGCAGGTGCTTACGTGAAGGAAGCGATGGCGCGCATGTGGGTGAAGTACAATATCCGAACGGTACTCCAAGTACACGATGAGGTTGTTGCCATCGTCAAAGAAGAGGAGGCCGAGCAGGCTTTCAAGCGGGTGATGGAGTGTATGACTACTGTGCCTGCGTGGGCGGCAGGACTCCCTCTAGCTGCCGAAGGCGATATAGCAGACTCATACGGTGAGGCGAAAGGCTGATGAAAGAACACAAAGTCACGTGGAGTTTTTCCGCGCTAAAGACGTACAAGACCTGCGCGCGGAAGTATCACGCCGAGACGGTACTCAAGTTGTACCCGCGCACCGAGACCGAAGCAACAAGGTATGGTACTGAGCTACACAAAGCGTTCGAGGAATATCTACGTGACGATGTGCAGCTTAAGGACAACAGTGTGCGGTTCAAGCCCATGCTGGACGCTCTAAAACGCGTTCCAGGCGTGCTGCTCTGTGAGCATGAGATGGGACTGAAGCGTGACCTCACTCCCTGCGCTTTCGCTGATGAGGATCGCTGGGTGCGTGGTATCGCTGACGTGGTGATTCTCAACGAAGAGAAGAAGAAGGCACTGGTGGGAGATTTCAAGTCGGGGGGCGCTAAGTATCCTGACAAGTCTCAACTGTGCCTGATGGCTCTGATGCTGTTTGCGCACTATCCGTGGGTAGAGGAAGTCAACGGAGCACTACTGTTCGTCAACCATAACGTACTACTACCCAACCGTTACTACCGTAAAGACATTGATAAGCTTTGGAAGACGTGGCAAGATGACGTAGCTAAGCTCGAAGCGTCTTACGCTAATGACGTGTGGCATGCTAACCCCAATGGGCTATGCAGGAAGTGGTGCCCCGTCTCGCATTGCGAGCACAACGGAGGTTGAGATGCCATACAAAAATCCGGAAGACCGTAAGTACACCAAAGCAGCCAAGGCGTACGACAGCAGCGAAGAGGTGATGGCTAAGCGTCGTGCTCGTAACCGCGCCCGCTACAAGCTCATGAAGGAAGGCAAAGTAGCAGTTGGTGACGGCAAGGACGTGGATCACATCACGCCGCTCAGCAAGGGCGGAGCGGCAACCGACGGTAAGAACCTGCGGGCAGTGCCAAAAGGCGACAACCGTTCGTTCTCGCGCAACTCTGACCACTCGGTCAAAAGTAACAAGCCCAAGAAGAAGTGAAGTTGTTGAGGCGCGATCTCAATATAGAGTTGTTGAGGCGCGGTCTCAGCATAGAAGAGTCTAAGTTTGCGGCAGTGTTAGTACCACCCTGAGCGTGTTTCGGAACCACGACGAAGGACACTAACGCTGCCGCATCTATACCTCGAAACACGTGTTTCGGGGCGTTTTCGCTTGGAGACAGTATGGAGATCGTTCAAGACAAAATCCTAAAACTGCGCGTGAGAGACCCAAGCAAGATCACGAAGCTGATCCCGAAAAGCAAGGTACTGCGCGAAAGTGATGGAGTGTACGAGGTAGCGGTTCACTTCGGTCTAGAAGAGGCGCAACTTCTCAATAATCTGAAGTTAAAGAATGTGCCTTCTCCGATACGCACACGCTATACATGGCCGGGGATATACAAGCCATTCGCGCATCAGAAAACAACAGCTGAGTTCTTAACACTGCACAGAAGGGCATATTGCTTCAATGAGCAAGGGACGGGCAAGACGCTAAGCGCAGCGTGGGCAGCAGACTACCTACTATCCATAGGTGCCATAAAACGCGTACTTGTTGTTTGCCCGGTATCCATCATGAAGTCAGCCTGGATGGATGATTTGTTCAAGGCAGTAATGCACAGAACTGTAGGCATTGCACACGGTACTGCAGAGGCGCGGCGTAAAATCATCAATGGGCCTTACGAGTTCGTGATCATCAACTACGATGGGTTGTACATCGTAAAAGACGCGCTGAAGGGCAAATTCGATCTTATCGTTGTGGATGAAGCCAACGCCCTAAAAACAATCACTACACGGCGATGGAAAGCAATCAACTCGCTTCTTGAGCCTCAGACATGGCTTTGGCTGATGACGGGTACCCCCGCTGCGCAGTCACCAATCGATGCGTATGGGTTGGCTAGGTTAGTCAGTCCGTCCAAGGTGCCGTCGCACTTCGGCGCGTGGCGCGACAAGGTCATGCGCAAGATCAGCATGTTCAAGTGGGTGCCAGCACCGCAAGCTACGGAGTTAGTCAACCATGCCCTGCAGCCCGCCATCAGGTTTAGTAAGGAGGACTGCCTTGACCTGCCTGATGAAGTACACGTCACACGGCACGTCCCGCTCACACCGCAGCAGGAGAAGTATTACAAAGCGTTCAAAAAGACTATGATGGTCAACGCTGCTGGAGAGCAGATCACAGCGGTTCATGCCGCTGCACTGCTTAGTAAGCTCTTGCAGCTGAGCTGTGGCGCATTGTACGGGGACAACGGAGACGTAATACGTTTTGATGCGTCAGAACGCATCAAGGCATTGTTAGAAGTGATTGACGAAGCGAGCAAGAAGGTTATAGTATTCGTACCGTTCAAACACGCCATCGAAGTTGTGGCAGAAGAAGTGAAGAAGGCGGGATACACCGCAGAGATCATCAACGGTGCAGTGTCAGCGTCGAGGCGCGCAACGATCTTTAGCGCGTTTCAAACGACACCTGACCCGCACGTGCTGGTGATCCAACCGCAGGCTGCATCACACGGGGTCACGCTCACTGCAGCTGATACGGTCGTGTGGTTTGGTCCTACCGCTTCGGTAGAAACGTACTTGCAAGGTAACGCTCGTGCGCACCGCGCAGGGCAAACGAACAAGGTGACAGTAGTAAATCTGTGGGGCAGTGAGGCCGAGCAGAAAATCTACAAAAGCCTTGAGGAGAAGGGCGACACTCAGCAAACGTTGATGTCGCTCTATGAAGAAATCACTAAGGGGAAGTAAGATGGACACTGATAAGCTCATCAAAGCGCTGTTCAAGCTCAAGGAGCGCCGTGGAGAACTCCAGCGTGAGTTCGAAGCGAAGGATGCGGAACTCGAAGCGACACAAGACAAGATCGAGACTGCACTGCAAAACATTCTCAAGGAGAACGGACTCGACAACGCTAGCATCAGCGACAACGAGTTCAAGTACACAGTAACCCGCTCCATAAAGGCGCGGATGTGGCCCGGTGATTGGGATGCCTTCCGTGCATTCGAGCTGGCCAACCCCGACTTCGATTTCCGGGAGAAGCGTATCCATCAGGGCAACCTCAAAGCCTTCATGGATGAGCATCCGGATGAAGCCCCGCCGATCAACATCGACAGGAAGTACGTCATCACAACCAGGAGAACCAAGAAGTGAGCACCGAGATGCTGTTAGACACCAAAGAGGCAGCGCAGCTGCTTCGCATCAGTCAAAGCGCAGTGACCAACCTGCGCAAGAATTGCGGCCTGCCGTACATTCGTTTGGGTAAGCGCGTGCTGTTCAAGCGTGACGCCCTGCTGGCCTACATCGACAACCATCAAATCATCGAAAACTAAGGAGCACACTCTATGTCTACCAATATCGCCCTCTTCAAGAACGGCCTCCCGTCCTACCTCAAGGGCATCGAACTCGACGAGACCACTAAGGCGCTGGCTGGTGGTGGCAGCGGTGGCAAGCGCATCTCGATCAAGGGTAACGTTTTCCGCATGATCGCCAACGGTGAGGAAGTGGCCACCAACGAAGACCGCGCGATGAACATCATCATCGTCCGCGCCAGCCCCACCGTGAGCCGCACCTACTACAAAGGACAGTATCGCGAAGGCGAGAACGCTTCGCCCGCGTGCTGGTCGGTAGACGGCGTCAAGCCTGCTGCAGAAGTGCGTGAGCCGCAGGCGAGCAAGTGTGAAACCTGCCCGATGAACATCAAAGGCTCTGGCCAAGGCGACAGCAAAGCCTGCCGCTTCAACCAGAAGCTGGCCGTGGTGCTCGAAGGTGACGTTGAAGGTGACGTGTACGAAGTTAGCCTTCCGGCGACTTCGATCTTCGGCAAGGCCGATGGCGACAAGATGCCGCTCAAGGCGTTCGCACAGTACCTTGCCTCGCACAATGTGCCGGTCACTGCGGTGGTGACCGAGATGCGCTTCGACATCAACAGCCCGGTGCCTAAACTGTTCTTCAAGCCGGTGCGTACGCTGACTGCGGAAGAGTGGGAAGCCTGCCGTGAGCAAGCGGAATCGCCTGAAGCACTGGCTGCTGTGAAGCACACCTTCACGATTAAGGAAGGCGAGGCAGCCAGCCCCGCGAAGCCTGCACTCAAGGCACCGAAGGCGGCTAAGCCTGTCCCCGTCGTCGAGGAGGAAGTGAACGAGCCTGTGAAGGTTCCGTCGAAGAAGGCCGCAGTCGAGAAGCCTGCTGTCGATGATGACCTCGCCAAGCTCGTTGATGAATGGGCGGATGACTAAGTAAACCAAGGGGGCTTCGGCCCCCTTTGAGGGTCTAGGGGATGACAGAACCAAGGTACAGTTGGCTCGAAAACAAAACTACAGGGCTGAGCTGCGCCTACTGCGGACAGGACATCGAGCACAACGAGACGTTTATCTTGCTCGAACTTCAACAGGCAACAACAAAGCTGCACGTTGATTGTGCAGCGCACTACGCAGCGTTACTACAATGCGCTGTGGATGCCCACGCAGTTTCTCCTGCACAGATCCCCCTTTTCTAAGATAGACTAAACGTTCGCTCGCCCGCCACACGCTAAATAGCGTGTAGCTATCGAAAAATATAAACGCTATCGGGTGCGTCTTGGACAGGTACGAATTTTTGAGTTTGGTACTGCCGAGCACCGGCTGGTACTGCGCAGCTGTCATTGCTGACGGCATTGTTAAGCACCGTTTTACGGACGATCTACAGGAGCTTACCGAAGTTTGCGGCGTTGAGTCCGCCCGCGGTGCGGATGTCTACATGGCGTTGGCGTCGTTTAGGACGAAAGAGCGCAAGCAAGAGGCAGTCATTGGCATCAAGTCATTGTGGCTGGACATCGACTGCGGTAAGGACAAGGCGGCGACTGGCAAGGGTTACTACGACCACCGTGAGGCGGTCGAGGCGCTAGGTCTTTTCTGCGCTGCTCTTGGATTGCCAGACCCGCTCATCAACAATTCTGGGCGCGGTCTGCATGTGTACTGGCCGCTGACCGAGACGGTGCCCGCGGCTGACTGGCTACCTGTGGCCAAAGCTCTGAAGGCTGCGTGCAAAGAATACGGGCTGATCGCAGACGCTGCGGTCACTGCAGATACGGCACGCATTTTGCGCCCTCCAAAGACTTGCAACTATAAGGACAAGGCGCATCCGCTCTCGGTGCGCGTCATTAGCGAAGGGGCACCGTCCACCTTTGCGGAGCTTCGCGCGGCGCTAGCGCAGTATGCCAAGCCTGCAGCGCCCGCTGGCATTGCTGGTCTGGTGCCACCCACCTTCACAGTGGAGATGGACGAGGCGACTAAGGCGCTTATCAACAGCCGTCAGAGCTACTTCAAAGAGATTGTCACGCGCAGCCTCAGGGGCAAGGGGTGTGCTCAGATTTCCTACATAGTCAGCAAACAGGAAGAAGTCGAGGAGCCGCTGTGGCGTGCTGGGCTGTCTATAGCGTGGGCGTGCGAAGACAAAGACACCGCTATCCACAAGATGTCTAGCAAGCATCCGGACTACACGCCGGAGAACACGCTGGCCAAAGCCCGCATGACCAAAGGACCATACCGCTGCGAATGGTTCAAGGAGAACTACGGTGCCCGCTGCGAGAAGTGCAAGCTCAAGCTCTCATCCCCCATTCTGTTAAGCAAGCACTACAAGGAGCTGGAGACAGCGGAAGAGCCGGAGGCTCCGCTTGTTGTTGATACTGGCCTGCCGCCTTTGCTTGACCCAGGTTTCGACGTAGTGGCCGCGATGGACCAAGGGGTTGCAACGCTGCTGCCTGGATACGAGCCGGTACGGCAAGAAGAAACGGTGCAGTTCGAGTCAGACCAGAACGGGGACAACGCTAGGCCGAAGTACACCCCGCCGTTTCCTTACTATCGCGGCAAAGAAGGTGGCATCTTCAGGAAGGCCGTCAGTGAGGATGAGGACGACAAGCGAATCTTTGAGCACGACTTGTTTCCGACCAAGCTCATTGATGACCCATCAGCAGGCTACAGCGTAGAGCTAAACCTCTATACGAAACAGCACGGGTTGCGCCGGTTCATAGCACCATTCAGCGATCTGTCAGCCCCTGACAAGTGCCGCCTGCTACTGAGCAAAAATGGAGTTATTGCATCGCAGCATGCCATGGTGGACATCATGAATTACCAGATCGCCTACGTACAGGACATTTTCAAGAACAAGAATGCCGACACGGCACGGACACAGTTTGGCTGGGCAGATAAAGATACCCGCTTCATCATCGGTACGCGCGAGGTGCAGCCCAAGCGTATCGTGTACAGCCCGCCATCCAGCTCCACCGCAGAGGCAGTGGGGTTCTACTCTACCGCGGGTAACCTCAAGGACTGGAAGCGTGCGTTCAACCTTTTCGTTGGTAGTACGACGGCCAAGCAAGCGTTCGCGTTGATGTCGGCGTTCGGAGCGCCGCTGATGAAATACACGGGGTCCAATGGGGCGTCTATCTCGCTGGTCAGCAACCAGTCTGGCACAGGTAAGACAACTATTCTGCACCTCATCAACAGCGTGTGGGGTCACCCGCGGGACTGCATGCTGCAGAAAGACGACACGTTCATGTCGAAAATCCACCGTATCGGCGTGCTTAACAATCTGCCCGTGACAGTGGACGAGGTGACCAACATGGACCTCGCGGACGTTTCTGAGTTGCTTTACACCGTAACCAGTGGGCGCGGACGCAACCGCATGGAGGCAGCCTCTAACAAGGAGCGCGCCAACACAACTCGTTGGAGCACGATGAGCATCACTACTGGCAACGCGTTTCTCACTGACAAACTTGCTGCGCTCAAAGCCACGTCAGACGGCGAGCAGATGCGCCTGATCGAGATTGAGATTCCGGTGCTGGAAGAGAACCCACAGGCCGAAGAACTCATTCGTATCATCTCGGACAACTACGGGCTAGCAGGCGAAGTGTACGCGCAGTACCTGATCACGCACCGGGAAGAAATCACTCGACACATTGATAAGCTTCGCCGCAAGTTCATTGCCGACATCAAAGGCGAGCGCAAGGAACGTTTTTGGATCAACGGTGCGGTGGCCAACATAGTTGGCGGTATCATTGCGCAGCGCCTCGGGTTGCACGACTACGACATGCGGGCGATCTATCGCTTCTGCGTAGAATACTTTGGCAATATGCGCCAAGTAGTGCGCGGGCACATCACTGACTCAGTGGATGTCCTTGGTGAGTTCATCAACAACAATCTGAACTACTACCTGATCTATGACGGCACCAAGACCAATCCGTTGACTGGAACGCATGTTGTGAAGCCAGCAGTTGGCAAGGTGTTGGCGCGCTACGACAAAGACCTCAACCTCTTGTACGTATCGAAAACTGAGTTCCGCAAGTACTGCGTGGAGAAGCAAGTTAGCCTACAGAATGCGCTCAACGAGTTTTGTACTGACTTTGAATACGCAGGTACTATGAAGAAACGCTTGGCTGCCGGTACTGGGATCAGTTCTCCGGCAGTGGATGTCTACAAGTTCAAGTGCCTCATAGAGCTAGACGCAGGCGAAAGCGAGGGCAATGATGGCGTATGAATGGGATTTGGAGCGAGTGCTATTGCGTATGGATCGTGGTGACAGCTTCTTCATACCTTGCTTGAACACGGACGATATGCGCAAAAAAATTCTGCACGAAGCGGGGAAGCTAGGGATGAAAGTCTCTGTCCGTTATGTTGTAGAAGGTGAGCTTCAAGGCTTGCGTACTTGGAAAGTCTAGGTATAATCCGTCTGTCTCCTAGTGAATCCCCTCTAGCCCACCGTCGAGCCCCGCTCCGGTGGGCACTTTTTTGACTATAGCCCAGCCTGCTCGCGCATTCCTTTCACGTTGAGGCTCTTGATGTAGCGCATCTCGATCTCCCGCAGGCGGCGAATCTCTCCCTGCTTTTGATCATTAGGCATATCAGACGCCGTGATGCGGGTAATTTCCTTGCGAAGATTACTGAGCTGATTGCGCACGCGGAGCAGTTGGCCTTCGAATTGCTTGAGCTGCTTGTTCTCCTGTACGTACGTAATGTAGTCTTCGCCGCGGCCCTCGGCTTTCAACTTGTTGGCAGTCGTCGTCACTTTCTCCACACGCTTCATCAGGTCGTAGAGGTCGTTCTTGTCTGCATTATTGAACTCCTTTGCAGCGGAAAAAGTAAAGCCCGGTACAGAAGTTAGAGCGTCGCGCAGCGTAGGCGTGGGGCGGTCTCCAACCACAGTGGCAGCTCCGTTGAAGAACATCAATGCTATGCCTCCGGCAGACCCAAATAGCCCTCGCACGATATGATCTACGCGTTGTGGTGAAATAGTGTCCGACATGCCCAGCGCAGCAGAGGTTTCGCCCGCCGCTTTAGCTAACTCACTCGTGCTCTCGTTGTACTGCAGGTACGCTTCACGCTTAGCCATCTGGGGCCCAACGATCGGTGCACCTGTGAAGCTGTTGTAGTTTGAGACTTGCTCAAGCACAACCTTGATCGGTGCAGGCACAGGCTCGGGAACCGGGAAAAGAATCTCGCCCAACATGCCACGCGCCGCGGTCTTAACCGCCGTCACATCCTTTGCGCTGCCCGCTGCTTGGTTGTACGCCAATTCTGCAGCGATGGGGAGGAGCATATCCAGCGTCACCCGGCGCGGGATACCGAACCCGCCTGTACCGGGGATAGTCAGCTGACGAGCGCGCTGCTCAACACTCATGTTTTCGTAAGCTTCGTCCTCGGAGTTAGCTGCTGCCAGTAGCACGCTCAGCGCTGCCAGTACCGCTGCGTTTTGCGCATAGCGTTTGAGGGCATCTGTCCTGGCAGAGCTAGACAGGCTTTTGTTACCAAGCGCAGTGAGCGAGGCACGAGTCGCCGCAAGCGAGGCCGAGAAGAACGGAACATACGCTGCAATACTAGCCAACGTGTTGCTACCCACGGTACGACGGAAGTTGATGTAGTCACCGGCCAGTTTGGACGCCTCATCTTTGCTCAGCCCAGAGTCGAGCGCAGCAAGATAGATTCCTTCTCGCACTGCGTTGTCGGAGTACATGGCTCCGCGCAGACCAGCATTGACTGCTTTACGGTGCATCTCACCCAGCTTACCGTTTTTGGGGGCTTTGGGTTGACGATCGATCCCGGTAGCGGCGCGCAGTTCTTCACCACGGAGCACAGCGAGGTCGGTTGCTGCGCCAGCCAGACCACGCGAACGAAGCTCCTTGAACGAAACAGACTCCTCGCCCTTGAGGAAGCGAGCCATTGCTTCCGCCGTATATTTGCCAATCTTGATCGCGTGCTGCGGCGGCAGGCCGGTACGCACCATGGCTTCTTGCGTATCTACAAAAAGCTGTTTTGCAGAAAACGTCGGCAGCGCAATGATGCTGTTGCGGAAGATGTTGTTGAAGAAACCGATGACTTTGTTGACGGCAGGTGAAGCGAGGCCGGAGTTGAACATCGCGGCTTGCACTTCGGTGTCGTACTCAACGAGCTTTTGCTTGCCATTCTCTATGTAAGTCACAACCCGCGCACGATTTTCATCAGTGCGCTTGTTCACTTCGCGGGCATACCCGTCTCGGATTGCGTCTTTGGTCAGCGAGGCAGTCGTGGCATTACGAATGCCGTTGGAGATACTGGCGGCTGCCCAGTTCTCGAAGTTCTCAAGGATGTTGGCTACCGGGCGCTCAGAACCCTTGAACCGAAAGTCGTTGCGGGTGTACTGCACCTTCGGACCGATGTTGGCATGCGCAAGGAACGAGTCGCGGTTGAGCATCTCTTCTTCCGAGAACTCTCTACGGAATGGCACCCAGTCAGCGTTCTCTAGCAAGATGTCAGCTTCCTCTCGGCTCCACACACCGCTCTGCACCATGAAGTCGGCAACCCACTGGCGGATATCGTTTTTGAGCTGCTCAACTTTTTTGATTTCAGGCAGCGTGCCGAAGAGCTTGATGCCTTCTTCCGCCTGCGCGCGGTCCATGTGCATAACCATTGCTTCGAGCTTTTCGCGCAGCTTCTTGCCTTCGGCACGCCGACTCTTGTTTGTACTTACCTCCAGTGCAGCGGCGCGCGCCAGCTCACCATCGCGCCAGTCGTGTAGCCCCAGCATACGACGAGACTCCAGCGCCAGATTGGCGTAGTCAATGGCCTGCTGGTCAGTCAGCTTGTGAGCTTTTTGCATACCCGCGATCGTGTCACGGATGTCTTGAACCGTCGCTCCTGCTTGGCCTTGGAAAGCACTGGATTCAGGAGTGATGAACATCGCTCCGGTGGGCGAGAGCTGAACGCCACCGTTTTCAAGCGCGTATAGCGACATAGCTTGACGATGCCCGACCTGCGTAATCAGCCCGTCTTTGATTGCATCATTTGCACGATCGGGCAACGACTTCATCATGGCTGCGGCACGTCGCGCCTCTTCCAATCCGTAGGACACATCCAGCGCCTGCATCACCTTGTCGTACAGGCGCTTACCCAGCGCAGCAGACGGCGTGTATTTGGCAGCTACGTTGCTGATCTGTTGAGGCAGCGTGAGTTGCTGCTCTGCAGCATGAGTCCGGCCAAGACTAGCATAGATAGCTTCCGCTTGGGCGGCGGAGGGGGTGGCGGCGCCTTGCGCCACAGAAACTGCTTGCTCAGCTTTTGTATCTACTTCCACCGGGCCGCGCGGGCGGTCGACGGTCTCGAGGTACTGCAAGAACGTTTTGTTCGGCAGATAGCCTTGATTTTGTACACGACGGAAGAAGCTGCGCAAGGACTCTGCCAGCGCCTTGAAGAACTTCTCGACGACAGTAAGCGGCTTTTCCTGCGTAGTAGCCCAGCGCGCGGTTTGATCGGCGTACCATTCACCGAATGACCTCCAATATGAAGTCAACTGATCCGCCGTAATGTTGTCGGGCACCGTAGTGCGTTCTGCAGTGGCGCGGGCACGCAAGGCATTGACCAGCTCGCGCGCAGTCTTGCCTTTTTGTTCAGCAAGCCAAGCACGGTGCTCAGTTTGCAGCGCTTGTTTCATTTCGTCCGGTGCGTTACGGTAGACCACTCGCTCGTGCACATGGCCAAGCTCGTGCGCCATGACTTCGAGTGCAGCAACCGTAGGAATGGCACCATCAAAAATTACGTAGAAGCTGCCGTCCGGCATCATCCGCATCGAACCAGACTCGTTGGCGCCCAGTGTGCTGGAACCGATTGCACGGTGCGGACCAGTAAACTTGTTGCGGTTGGCCTTAGCGTCTTCCAGCGTAGTGATGTAGATACGTTGGCCATCCAACTTGAGCAGGTTTACCCAACCAGCGAGCACACCTCGGGTTTTCGGCGCTACGCCTGGGGAGAACAGCAGCGGCTTACTTTCACTGAACTTGAGGAACGGGCGTGTGGCGTGCGCGTCGGCAGCGGCGCTTTCAGCGGCGGCTTTAGCGGCAAGAAGGCGAGCTTTCTCTTGCTCAGTAAATAAGCTGCCAGTGAATTGAGCAATGTCAATTTTTGTACGCAGCTTACCTTTCACACCTGCGTAAACAGGGTCTCCAGTAAGCACGCTGTACCCGCGGACGAGCGCAAGGTCTCCGTCTTGAAAGGCCACTTCACCGCCGATACCAGCAGCGAGCGCCTGCGCCGTTTTAAGTTGCTCTTCAGTGCCATTGATGCCTGTTACGGCCTGGATAACTTCCGCCGCGGGCGCAACAACAGGCGCTTCGGGTGCAGCTGCCCACCCTTGAGTGGCAGCAACAGTATCAGGTTTTACCGGAGAAACCGGCTCTTCGGAAACCGCCGCTTCAATATCGACACCTTCACGATCAGCAGCAACTGCCTCCAGCTCTTCCTGCGGAGTAACCACCTTGCGCCCGATCTCTTGTGCACGGAGCTGCTTGTCCAGCAGCTCACGTTGCTGTGTCAGACGCGCCGCTTTAGCCGGGTCCAACTCATCAGCGATGCGTGCGTCCAGATCGGCAATCCGCTCTTCGAGGGATTTGGTTACTTTTTGTCGAGCTTTCTCGTCGGCGCCTTGGGCTTCTGCTTTTGCTTCTGCTTGGGCTTCGGCTTCACCTTCTCGGGCAGCTTCTCCGGCACCCCGTACTTGTCGGCCCACTTTTTGGCGACCTCCGGCTCCTGGCTGAACAGGTACCTTTGCTGCGCTTTCGACTTGAACGGCATTTTCAACTCCTTCGGGTGGGGGGGTTAGTGCTTCGGTCGTTGCTTGCTCTGCTTCAACTCGTCCTGCAGCAGCTGGTCCAGCGCCTCCCAGTGCTCCGGGAGCAGGTGTCGTAATCCTTTCGGCGGGCGTTCCTGCAGCGGGTTCGACAACCATGCCCACGCCACCGTCACCTGCCTGTCCGACAGCTCCAGCTTCCTCCCGTACAGGGACATCACGACGCACACTGACTGGTTCTGCTTCACGTTGGGCTCCTGTGAAATCAAGCACGCCTTGGCGGCGAGTGATATTACCTTTGAGCGCGCTCCATGCCCGACCATACTCGGCTCGCGCTTCAGCATCAATACGATTGGTTGCTTCCACATCGCCCGCTTCGCGTGCGGCCACCCATTCAGCAGCGTAGTCGTTGAGAATCTTGCCGCGCGGAGGCGCAATAGCGGGGGCGGCGCCTTCACCGCCAGTCAGAGCAAGCTCGAACTGCGTACCTGGAGCAGATTCCTCCATGCGCTGCGTTGCCATCTGGTTGAACAGCGTTTCACGCTGGGCGCGTTCTTCCTCGTCGTATTCCGCCCAACGGGCGTCGCGCTGCGCACGCAGTTCTACAGCATCTTGAGGGGTGATCGGACGTTGCGTACGCGACGCGCGTTTACGCGCATCTTCTTCTAGAAACACTTCATAGGCAGCGTCGGCTTGTGCACGTTCTTCGGCGGTCATGCCACCTTCAAGCTCAAGAGCGAGTTGCTCTTGGGTAGCTTTTGCGCGTTCCTGCATCAGCGGCAGGTTTTCGATGATGGTGCCAACCCCAGGCGCCTTAGTCCGATTGGCGTACGCCGAAAGCGTATCGCGTACAGCTTGAACGTCTTCGCCCTTGCTCAAGTCCTTGCCAATAAGCGTCTCACCAAGGCGCCCGCGCGCTGCGGTAGCAGGTAGCTTCCAGTCACGCACCAGCGTGTCGCGGGTGATAACGCTTTCAGGAATAGTCGGTCCGACACGAGGCATGCTCACGCCGAGTTCAAATTCCGGTGCAGCGGGCGCGGCGCGGCGCGACACTACATAAGGCTCAGGCAACGCAACAGTAGGCTTCGGCGCTGCAACGCGGGCAGGCTCCGCACCGAAATCCAACGCCATCTGTCCTTTTGCAACAGGCTCAACGTCGCGGGAAAGCTCCAGCTCGCTGTTCAGCCTAGCGACTTCTTCTCGCTTGGCCTTCATTTGATCCAGAATGCTAGGCAGTGCAGCGGGATCAGTGGCTTCTTTGAACTTCGTATCCAGCTTGTCTAGATCAGTTTGTGCTTTCTTGAGCGCGTCTTTGACTTTTTTAGCAGCGCCTTTGTACAGCCCGCCCAAGGCAGCGTACTGCTCACGCAGCGCGATGATCTGCGCTTGTGTATCTGCCGCCCTGTCCATTTGCCCTGACTGCTGGAGTCGATCACGCTGAGCTTCTAGCTGCTGGATAGAATTATTGACGTTGATGCGCGTTTCGCGCAACACATCTTCAGGCTGGACGGTTCGTCCTCCTTGCGCACTACGTTCATCGGCTTGCTGCTGTGCCCACGCCATCGCCTGTTCTGCAGATGTAGCTTCTTTCGCTGCGGGCGAAGCGAAACCCTCAAGGGTCTGTTGCGCAGTGGTCGGGATAGGACGCACTTGCTCGGCTTGTGCTGCTTGCTGTTGTGCGGCTTGCTCCGCAGCTGCAGATGCCTCTTGTTGCTGAACTTCCTCTCTCGCTCTTCCAACTTCCATACGACGGCCAGCGGGGCCGAACGCAGGAGAAAGCACCAGCGCGCCAGCGATAGAGGCTTCATAATCACGCCACGCATCGGGATCACGGGGATCAAGCGTTTTGCCCGCCTGCCAGCGCTCCAGCGCGGTCTGTGCGACTTCCGTCGGCACTTCCGTTGCCGCCGCAATGCCCGTGCCTTTGGCGATACTGGACCAGATGCCCTCCTGCACCAGTTTCTGGCGCATGGCTTGAAGCGCAGTTTGGTCCACTGCAGTTCCCGCCGCACGACGCCCAAGAGACAAAATGCCAGTAGCAGCAAGCGGCGCGATGTTGAGCGCAGATGAGCCAAGCGCAGCTACACCCGCTTGGCCAAACTCAAGTTCAGATACAGGAGCGCCAGCTTGGCGTGCGGCTTCCCGCTCAACCACTTGGCTTTGCAGCATCCGGTTATATTCACCGGGCAGCATGCCAGCGATGAAACCCGCTACGCCTGCCGCGGGTTTAGCAAGTGGGCCGACGATAGGCGCAACTGGAGGGGCGATCGCCATAGCAGCCTTAGCACCGACAATACCCGGAGCCATAGCGGCAAGAGAACCACCAGCCAGTTCTTTAGCGAAGTCCCATAGGCTACCGAATCCGGCATTGATACCGTAATCAGCGTACGCCTTCTTGACGTCTTCCCATGAGGTGCCTTGCTGCTCCAGTGCGCGCTTGAGCATTTCTTGCTCGCGCTCGGCTGTAGGCGCAGCGGTAAAGGCCAGTGCCTCGGCGCCGCCGATGGTACTCTCACGCAAACCTTTCTTTGCCGCACCAAAGAAGCCAGGAGTAGGGCGCGGCGTACCTGAAAGAATTTCTAGGCCAATGTTTGAGACATCTTGCCATCTCTCATTGACTACTGCATCGAGGTCTTTGTCTGAGAGCTGCCTAAATAATTCTTCCATTTGCCGCGCCCCTATCGTTATCTATTGCCTTGCGCTCGCCGTTCCTGTTCTTGCCGCGCTAATTCTTGGAAAGAGGGCGCGGCTTGCACGCCACCACTTGCACTAGGCAATGGTATCCCAAACTCGTCTGCCAAAGAACGCATTGTTGCCCGCGTATCTGCAATCTGCGCATCGATTTCTGCCTTTTGCTCAGGCATCATCGCTTGGTTTTTGTTTTGGAAAAGCCGTTGAAGCTGAGAGTTGAGTTGGGTGATGCTGACCAGCGCTGCTCGCCGTTGAGCTTGAACTTGACGCTCGTCACTTTGACCGAGCTGAGCAATGCGCGCGCCCATAATGCGCTCTTCCGAACCAATCTCAGCCATCTTGAGTCGCTCAGTTTGAGCCAGCTCGTAAGCCTTCGTAGCAAGACCAAGTTTAAGCTCGCGCTCCTTGACCAATGCGTTGTACTTGTCCATCTGGCCTTTGTTGAAGGCATCTTCCGCATCTGCGTCGATCTTGTCGATCTCTTTCTGCAGGTCGCGAATGTCTTTCTTGCCTTCAGCGTAGGCTTGCACGCCGACCATCGCACCCTTGCCGATATTCTCGAAGGCGTAAGGCGAGGTACCCGCCATCATGCTGAAGCCTGCTTGCATGAGCGCCATGTTCAGATTGCTCTCTTGAGCGTCCTTCATTGCCTTCTCGGTCTCACCGCGTGCCTTTCCACGAGCTTCAGCTTTCATCTCAGGCATGTCAGGAGGGGCAAACTGCTTGTAAAGATCAGCCAGTCCGCCTGTAGGCGCTCCAGGCGCAACAAGGGCGGTGGGGAGGAAGCCAGAAGATTCTGGGCGTACACGCGGAGCGGGAGGCGCAGTGCCATCAGTATCAATCAGCGGCGTGTCTGCAGCCGACACTGGATAACTACGCTCCAGTGCGGCAATAGCAGCAGCGCGTTCAACAGGGTCAGAAATCTGCATAGCGTCGCGAAGGAAAGCAGCGGTATCTCCACGAGCGGCAACAGCAGCGGGGGGAGCCGATTCCATAAGAGCAGGCACAGCGTCAGTTTGCGGCTGTGCAGGAGTAACTGGCAATGCAGACGGACCTTGCTCCAACACGGCTTGAAGCTGCTGCGCGTTAAGTCCTTTCATACGTTCAAGCACGGTTTGCGCTGCGCGCCGTTCTTCATCAGTCTGGCGCTTAAACAAACCGAAAAGGCCAGCGGAAGGACCGTACTTCTCTTGTAGCGCGTTTTGCAGCTCGATAAGACGTTGTTGTTCACGTCTTTTGCTACCGAGTCGCTCAAACCATCGTCCGGCTGGGGACGACACCGCACCGCCTTCCTGGAACCTTTGAACCGGCACTTGCGGTGCTTGCATCTGAGGCGCTTGCGGTGCTTGCATCTGAGGCGCTTGCATCTCTCCCGGAGCAGGTTGCGCTGCGTACGAGGCGTTCTGTGCACCGGGTAGGGCACCGAGACCTTGAACAAGCACGTCGTCAGCCACCGTCGAGGACGGGGCTACCGTATCCTTAATCGCGCCTTCACGGACACGCTTGCGTCGTTCAAACTCGGACAGGATCAAATAGGGGGGCGTAGAGCCGCCTTGCAGCTGGGTCACCAGCTGCTGATCAGACAGGTCCTTGAGCTGCTCTTGCATCTGAACGATGTTCATCTTTTACCCCTTCTGGGTCTGGCCCCAGAGGCCAAGACCGGCAAGACCAAGACCGCCAAGCTGAGACGCCGTGCTAGGCGCAGGTTGATACACTGTGCTACTTACACTGGTCGGTTGGCCATACAAAACGCTTGTATACCAGTTGATCATGCTCTGCTCGTAGTCTCGTGCAGCGGCGTAGTCAGCATAAGCTTGGTCGAGCTGACGCTGTGCCAAGTCTTGCTGCTGTTGGCCAACAGCGGAGAGTGCTTGCGAGCGGGCCAGTGCAAGGTTTTGCTCGGCTTCACCCATGCGAGCAAGGTCCGTACCTACACCGCCAAGAGCGCTTGCAGCTTGCAGAGCAGACGATGCGCCGAACTGGCGCGACATTTCCGCCATCCGTTGCGCTTCAAGGCTTGCTTGCTGATTGGCAAGTGCGGCTTGCAAGCCAGTCTGAGCACCGAACTGACGCGACAGTTCGGCTTGGCGCTGTGCATCCATAAACGCTTGCTGGTTAGCAAGTGTCGCTTGCAGACCAGTTTGAGCGCCGAACTGACGAGAAGCTTCAGTACCTCGTTGGGCTTCCAATCCAGCCTGTTGATTGGCAAGTGCCGCTTGCAAAGCAGACTGGAGGTTCGTCGTCCCGACTTGAAGTTCTACTGCACGCTGCGCTTCCAGCGCACGCTGCGCGTTTTCAAACGCCGACTGAGACCCGCGCGTCTGGATGCCTTGCATCTGCGACATCAACCCGCGTTGCGCTTCCGCTTCCAATACGGCTTGGCGGGAACCACCGAAGGCGCCAGCTCCAATGCTTTGCGCAGCACGCTGCTGTTGAGCGAGCTGATAGTCGCGCATCGCTGCTTGCTTCTCAACATCAACCACCCCCTGCTGATACGGCGACATGAACCGCTCAAGCGTGGCCAAATCAGATACATCGAGTTGCTGTCCAAGGCGTTCCGCAGCTACTCGCTCCGCTGTAATTTGCGTCGGATCGTAGGCGTACTGAAACTGCGCGGGGTCGAACTGGCCGGGAGTGTATTGATAGTCGATAGCAGATGGGTCGAACGACGCAGGGGCGTAGCTGAACCCAGCAAGCTTGCTTGCAGCAAGCTCGGATGCCGCTTGCCCAGACTGAAGTCCAGAAGGCGTACCGCCTAGCGCAGTTTGAGTTGTCAATCTGGCAGCGGTTTGCTGCGCGGGGGTAAGCCCAGCTACGCGCTGACCTGAGTATTGTTGGTACGGTGTGAGAGACGCTTGCTGCGCGCGCCCCATGACATCTTCGAAGTACGGCTGTGCGTACTCAGGCAGGGGCGTAGTAACCGTCGTGGACTTTGTCGTCCCTCCGCCACCACCTTCAAGCGTCATGTGTCGCCCAATCGGGTGAAAAGCCATTTCAGGCAGCGAAGCGCCGATAACTTCGGCATGTTTATCAAGACGGCTCATAACGGCAGCTCCATAATTCTGTACTTTTCGGTATATCCAATGCGAGCCCACAACCTGCTTGCGGATGCTCGTGCGGCACACTCGATCTTTGTCGCGCCGTATTGCTTGAAAATCGCTTTCGCCTGCTCGATGACAGTGTGCGTTGCCAACATTTTACCGCCTGCTGCAATAACAAAGGCCACCCTATCAGCAGGTCGGTTGAAAAATTCTACCGCCGCTGCGCCATGCGCACCTGTCTTGTCTTCTGCCACGAGTAGCATCCATTGCCCGGAAGAGAGCATCAACTGCGCTTGCTCGATGGTATAGTCGTTTGAGAACGATAGCGCCCTAGCTAGGTGATCTTTTACTTCATGCCATCGCGCAGGTACTAGCGCAATGGGTACTACCGAGAGGCGGGTTTCATAGTTCATTTGCTTGCTTCAGCCGAAGCTGGCGCTGGCGCACCGAACGTTACCGCACTGAATGGCGAAGCAGATAGGCCATATACCGGCGCTGGCGCCATCTGCCCATAGGGGACTGATACTGTTTGGCCGTACGGAGATGCGGCTACAGGTGCGGCGTAAGGCGAGGTGGCAGCTTGCGCGTAGGCGCCACGGTTAAACGAGCTGAGAAGCTGTGCTAGACCAGTGGGTTGCGCAGGGGCTACTGGCTGTATGTTTTGAAATGGGCGGGCGAAGTCAGCCATCATTCGCGCGTACTGCGCGTTTGTTTGCGCAGGCATACTCTTCATAAACTGCTGTGCTGGTAGCTTGGCAGCAGCTAGATTGCTTGCTCTGGTTTGTTCTTTTTCAGTAGCAGCGGCGGCCTCTGCAGCCTGTTGCTCAGCCGCTAGTTTTTGCGCATTGTAATCATAAAGGGGTTGAAGTTGATCATACAGTTGCGTACCCATTTTAGTCTTCCTCCCCTTCTTTGTCTTCTTCGTCTTCCATCAGGTCGTCTACGTCATCAACCTCGTTTGTCTGACTGTTTCTTCCGTACGCTTGCATGCGTACTTTCTCCATCAGCTCGTAAAGCTTGCGAGCACCAGCCTCACTGGAGCCATTGCCCAAGGCGGACACTACATCTGCGGGAATGACAAACTCACCGTCGCTCAATGCGGCGGGCTGCTCACCGTCGATCAGGGCAGGGATGCCGTCACTCATTCCGTCGCCTTCACCACGCAGATACCGCGGGAGATCGACCTCGCCACCTTCCTGATACATCCATGGAGCAGAGCGGCCAACGGCAGCATAGTTAGAGAGAATGCGGTTGCGTGCTTCGTCGTACTTACCACGCCGCTTTTCTTCGTCTGCGGCGGATTCTTCTTTGAGTTTGGATTGCTCTTCGAGACCAGCAGAGCCGGTATAGCCCATTAGCGCAGAAGCCGCGCCCATCTTGGTAGCGGGATTGGCCATGAAAGTTTTCATGGCTTCAGGGTTTTCAGACAGCGTAGTGACAGTGTTCATAAAACGGCTAGGCGCGGCGGAAAGGCTTGCCCCCACACGATCCATAAAGCCTTGAGGCATAGCTGCGCCTGCAGCCCCACCAACCGGCGCCGTCGGAAGCGCGCCTTGAAGCCCAGTGATACCGCCAGTCCCTTGCGCAAGATAAGGCTGCCCCGCCATGCCAGCAGAAGCAAGATCAGGAGCAAGCTGCGCTTGAAGCCCAGGCTGCGGAGCAGCCATCTGCAATGCCTGCGTTTCGGCAACGGACGGAATGGGAGCGACCGCTCCCGCGGCGGGAGCAATACCTGCCGCTGCTTGTGCGCCTTCTGCAGCTCCGGTTGCAGCGCCACCGATAGCGCTTAGACCGCCTGCGGTAAGACCCGCCATCAGACCCTGCTTGAGCGGGTCGTCCATACCACGAAGCTTTGCTTCCACAGCGCCAAACCCACCAGCAAGAAGGCCAGTGCCAAGCGCAGTACCAGCAAACCCACCGAGTCCGCCAGCAAGCATCGGAGCAAGGAGCGGAGCGAAAAGAAACGCCTCTTTGGCGCCCGTCTCGGGATTGGTCGTCAGACCATCGTAGCCCATCGAACGGGCAAGGTTATCAAGTCCAGCAATCTCGGACTTGGAAACGTGAAGAAGCTCGGTGTCGCCGTAACGGCCTTTGCGAGCAAGGTTATTGGCTTGGAGCTGAGCCAGTCCATCCATGGGAGACCTCGAACATCAGTAAGTGGTTGGAGAATAGCACATCAGGGCAACGCTGAGACGAAGTTGGCAGTGAGGATCACGGAGGGTATTGCGGGCCGTGTAGGATTTGTCCCTGCGCCGTAGTGCTCAAGAATTACATCTGCTCCGTCTGACCACCACGCAATAGTCAAATACTCAGCAGTAGGGTCCGTTACTGGGAAAATTCCTGTAATAGTTGCAACAGTGTGCGACCACACGCCTTCGCTTTTGCGGGCAGGGATATCAAACCGCGTATTGCTCAACGGAAAATTAGACCCGTCGCTTTTGGCCCACACCTCGATAATCTGTGCTGCATTGCCTCGGTTGGTGAACATGAGACTGAACGTGATCAGGTAGTGTCCAGGATGATCGAAGTGAATCTGAGAGTTACTTTCAACTCGAATGCCATTCGCTACAACCGTCTGATTGTAAGTGACCAGATTCTCACTCGTGATGCCTGCGCTTGCTTGGTCTTGATCACTCATCAACATGGCGTGAGGCATGGTGATGTATGGCCCGGTGCTGTTCAACGCACCGATTGTCGTAGTACCGAAGTCATCCAGCCTGTTGAAGTACAGGCGCAAAACGTTATTGAATTGGTCTCCGTATAGACGAGAATAGTCGTTCTGCGGTAATGGCAGGGCAGGGGGCGCGAAGCTTTTGTTGATCAACGGCATGTCACTTCTTCCCGTCTAGTCGCACATCAATGCGCGGCGTACCCAACTGCCACATCACACCTCGCCCATGTGAACTTACGCGGAACGCCATCTGTCGCCCACGATATCGAACGAACACTTGTTCAGTATATTGCTCAACGGGCGTAGCCGCGCTGCGGATTACTGCAGGCACAGTTTTGTCTGTGTAAGCAGACCCAGAGAAGCGCCGCGGCAACAACTCAAGCATAGCGGACGGGTTGGTTGTCTCAGACCCTTCGAAGGTAATGTCGGGCAGAATGCGTGTGACGAACGCGAAGCGGTCACCCGTCTCAATGTCAAAGTCTGCAGTTTCGATGAATGCCGGAATGGGCGTAGCAGGCGCAGTCGTGTTGTCGTCAACGCCAAACTCGTGATAGTAGAGCGTGCCGATTTCAGTCTCTGGGTCGTATCCTGTAGCGATTGGGTTTTGTTTTAGGCCAGAATCCAACCATGCTGTGCGGGCAAGCATACCGTAGTACCAGCAGTTCTCGACATAATTGAACACCACGTAGCGATCTATATAGGCAGAGTTCTTTGAGCAGTAGAACCACCAGACTTCGCCAAACTCGCTAACGATGTTGCAGTAGGTCTGCCATGCTTGATCGTAGTTGAAGTCTTCGAAGACATAGCGACGCACTGAGCACGGGAGTGGCTCTACTCGACCTGTGTAGACATAGAACTTGTCGCGGCCCATCCAGTAGGCGATGTTGTCCACCACGATTACTGCGCGCGGACCCATGATCGTGACGCTATCTGCAATGATGTTGAAACTGAACACCAGCGGTGCGCCTACGAATTGCATCGAGTAGAGCGCAATGTCAGACCAGATCAGGATTTCTTGCCGTGCCTGACGCATCGTGATGAGTTCAGAGCCTGTACTAAGGATGATGCTCCCCGCCTGTGTGGTTGCCATCGGCTCCCACTCAAGATAGTTTTCTTGGTCAGACCAACGCACCAGCATAGGGTTAGCGTCGGTATCGCCATAGTCGTTAGAACCGATCGTGATGACGAAACGAGACTGGTCAGACACAAGTACGTCGTTGTGGTACAACGGTACTTCATTAGCGCCAGGAAGATCAGAAATGAGTTGCCCTCTGTTGAGCAAACTCGTTTGATCCACGTATTCCCAGAAGTACAACGCTCCCCCACGCGCGCCATACACAAGCGCGGAGCCGTACTGCGCCAGATTCCACAGGCGCAACTGAAGGCCAACCCCGCCCAAGCTAGGCTCGCCCCAGCCCGTGTCGCCCGCATCATTGCTTCCACCCCACCCACCCGTGCCCCAACCAAGCCCAATTGAGTAAACCGCGGAGGCAGTGGGGTACAAGTAGTCGATCGTCACATCGCCAGCCGTCCCAGATGAGGTGGGCGCAGTTGTTATAGCGATCTTGAAGTATCCAGTACCAAACTCGACGACACGGTGTTCGCCGTTAAGTTCAGAGGCAGGTACGCCATTAATACTACCTGTAACGCCGGAGAGTACAACGAACTGCCCTACAGCCGTAATTGCGCCAGGATCGTTGATTTGAATGAGGTCAGGCTCTCCAGTATCGGTAGTGAAGCCGGTACCTGTAATAACGTTGTTCTCGATGCTGGGAGTAATGTCGTATACAACTCCACCAGACTCAACGTAGACCTTCAGATTTGTGCCAAGGGCGGTGATGTTTGCCCCATTTATGGCGTCGAAAATGAGCAGAGATCGACACGCACCAAGGAATGTCAGCCCTTCTGGAGCATAGTTTGTCCACCCCCCAATCTTTTGAGGAACACCAGCGACGAAGCGAATCTTGTCGCCGTCCCAATACGTACCGTTGTTTGCGTAGGTCGTACGCTCGCGGTTGATACCCGGCGCGAATTTAAGTTTTTCGAGGGGCATAGCAGTCTCTGTCAGGGTTGCTCAGGCCAGATCACATCCCAAGGGAACCCAGCCTGCACAGGCACATCTCGCAGTGCTTGGCGGTACGCCGCCCATGCAGCTTTATCTACCGGCGCGTCAGCTACCTGAGTCCAATCAGATTGTGCCAGTAATGCGTCCCGCTTACCACGAACCGCTTGGGCGGTGTCTTGGTACTTCCGCTGTTGAATGGCTTGCTTTTCTTCCTCGCTGTGCTCAACCAGCACCCACGCTTGTTCCCAACGCTCGTTAACGTGCACCGGAGCAGCTTCTTTGACTGTATGGGTATCGGCGTCGTATTCCGGCAGTGCAGTCATGTGCACCGATGCGTATGGCGCCGGGGGCACAAACGCAGCGGGGAATGACGTGTTAGGAAACTTCGCTTTGATTTGCGCCCGTGAGAGCGGATACTCTTTGGTGACGGTGTTAATGTACATTTTGGATTATCCTAAAGTTCAGTCAGCGTGGCGTTGGAGGCAGCATTACTAAGCGTGATGGCAGTGTTCTGGAACGTTCTAGCCGTAGGCGTCAAGGTTATAGAGCCGAGGTTTACCACAGCAGACCCCGTGGGGTAGTTTCCCTCGTCGTAAATGAAATTGTCGTTTTCTGCCTTTCCAGAACCCGTAGCACCAGGCAGTTTAAGCACAAAAGTTTTGCTATTGGAGTAGTCGGCTACTGAAATCCAAAGACGATTTTTATGTTCGAACGCACTAATATTACTAAGTATGTTTGGGGTTCCAATCAACCAAACCAGCTTGCGTTGGTAAATAAGGTTCAACGAAGAATCAAATCGAAGAACGCAATGGCCGTCGATGTCTCCATTTACCCCCTGTAAAGAAACACCGACCACTACAAAGTCACCATTTGAAGCCTTTAGCAAATCGAGCGGACTGAAACCTGCATATTGGATATTTTGCGAAGGAACGGTGGCCAGATTGGAGTTGTCAAATTTCAAAAGGATCATGCCGCGCGGCACTCCACCGGCAGATGCAGGTCCAGTACTGAACAATCCCCAAAAGTTGGTGTTGTCGCAATAACTTTTTCTTAGCGCAATGAAGCTATTGGTAACGGACATCCTAACCCCCGAAGACCAGGCGTTATCGGATGTAAATGCCATCAAGCTGGTGAAATAAGTAGGGTCGCTTATACTATACCCAGAAAAAAAGATTCGTTCTTCGTTGGGCTGTACGTTGCAATTGCGTGGTTGCGTAAAGACATTAGAAATTGGCGTTACACTTATAGCCGCTGAAACAACAGCGGAACTATTAAGCTTTACATAACCAACAGCATCATATGTCGTACCTACACGCCCATTAAAAGAAAAATAAATATTCCCTGAGCTGGCGCGAACAAAATTAGAGTCGGGAATTACCGATTCATTGTATGAATTTGACCACCAAATGCTTGTTTTTGTGGTTGGGGCGTTTAAGTTTGTTTTGGGTATTACGTAGATAACTATTACTTCGGTTCCTTCAGGTGCAGAATAAATAGGAGAGTTAAAAAACATACCAAACAAATATATGTTGTCGTTATCTACTTCCAAAGAGTAAGAAACAGAACTTCCGTTGCCCCCCATGTTAACCACCATTGAGTCAACAATAGAAGGTATGCTGGTATCGATCTTTAACACACCCATGTTATCGGTATAGCTGGAAGTATTTAGAGCGGCAGTAGCGTATATGTAGTCACCGTCGCTTACTACGCGGTAATTGAAGGCTCTTGCGTTGTTAATAGAAAATCCATAAAAGGTCTCGGCACCAGTACCAAGAAGCGCAAGTTTAATACTCATATTAGGACC